TAAAGTCCGCCATCGAGAGCTTTAGAGGTCTAGGAAATTTACACCTAGGCATCCAGTTCGGATGGTTTGCAACAGTGCGTGACGCGCAGAATATTATTAAAGCTCAACGTGAGCTTCAAAAGCGTGTCAGGCAACTTCTTCGAGACAACGGTAAGCCCGTCCGCAGGAGGATAACTCTTGCAGACGCAGTCTCTGATCCGGTTATTACTACCGGTACGTCGTATGGTGCTCTCGCACCTACATTGGCTACGCAGTTTTATGCTACGCAGCCGACGTGGAGACAGACCGATTGGACGACAGATAGGATTTGGGCATCTGCCCGTTTCCGATACTGGCTTCCACCGGGACCTAGGGATATCGATTGGACAAGGAACATGTTGGGTCGGATTTATGGTTTAAAACCGACTCCTTCTGTCCTATACAATGCAATCCCGTGGTCATGGCTTGTAGATTGGTTCTCTAACCTTGGGGATACGATAAGTAACCTCGAGGCCGGAGTAGCCGATCGCCTTGCAGCGGATTATTTCTACGTCATGAGAGAACGTACCATGCGTCGTGAATACAACGTACGGGCGACTCTCTATGATTACGATTTAAACCGCGTAAAGGTCGATCTCACCTCGTATGGGTCAAGGGTCCATAAGACCCGCATACTTGGTGATCCTTTCGGTTGGCAGACGTCTGAGAATAATCTCAGCGCCATGCAGTTGTCGATTCTCGGGGCACTAGGCTTGTCTCGTCTACGATGATTGCGAATTTGTACAACCAGCGTAAAAGAAATGGAGCTTCTAGTGCTTACTGATCCACAGTCCGTTACCATTAACGCCGTTGCTACATCTCTGGCCAAGACCTCTGCAGGTCCCAACCAGAACGTGTATACTTCGGCTGATGGTAAGGTCACGATGACCACGAAGCAGAATACTACTGCTAAGAGGTTTCGTCGCGAAGTCCGTTTGTCTCAGATTAAAGTCGCAGCTGATCCAATCAGTGCGGTTGTTTCTGAGGCAGGCACCAGCGTGTATCTCGTCATTGACGAGCCGCGCTCGGGTGTCTTTACGGATACTGAGATCGGATACCTTGTCGATGCACTCAAGGCTTGGCTTACTTCAGCCAATTACCAGAAAGTGCTCGTCGGAGAGTTCTAAAGAAGAACTTTCCAGTCGGCTACGCGTAATTGTAGTCCGACTTTGGTATCACCCGTTTCGACGGAGTTAGCCTAGACAGTCCTGTTTCCCCCATAACAATGGAGGTTACAGTGAAAAGACTGACCATGCTCGTCAAGGCCTTGCTGCAAGATGCAGCTTTGGACCTAGACTTGTCCGTAGAACGCGACGCACAACGTATCGTGCGTCGTTGTGAACATGAGGGGTTCTCGTTTTTAGCGATTACCCTTCCAACTCTCTCTGATGCCCTAGAACAGGGCCTGGAGAGCGGATCGTTCACGTGTCCAACTGCTTTCAGTAGACACGGAAGTCTCCCCCGTTTTCTTGGGGGTTTCTTCAAACGAGTGTTCACATTGGATGGTAGGCTACGTCAAGATGCCTGTCCAAATTCAGTTTACTGGATTAGACAGATATGTCGGTTCTGTAAGAAGCCGAAAAAGGAGTG